TGATGATCTTATTGTACTTAAGAACAACCAAGGAACAGAAGAAACCCGAGTCCGTCATATGGATTATGGGGTTGTGCTTAGTGCTTTCTTCTGGAGACGATTTAAAAACAAAGAACAAATAACATTCTTTGACCCTAACGAAGTACCAGACTTATATGAAGCATTCTATCAAAACACAGAACTGTTTGAAGAGCTGTATGTAAAGTACGAACGTACTCCGGGTCTGCGTACTAAGACTATGAGTGCTGAAGAAGTATTCAAAAGTGGCATACTAAAAGAGCGCACTGACACAGGACGTATCTATCTTGTGTTTATTGACAACGTAATGAAACAAGGACCATTTGATCCTGAGTATCATACAATTTACCAGAGTAACCTTTGCTGTGAAATACTATTACCTACTAAGTCTTTTAAGCGTCTCGATGATGCTGATGGCCGCATCGCTTTATGTACTCTTGGATCCATCAACTGGGGTGCTTTCCGTAATCCTGAAGATATGCGCCGTGCTTGTCGCATACTTCATCGCAGTCTTAACAACATTCTTGATTATCAAGATTTCTTATCTATCCAGTCAAAGTTAAGTAATGATGAAATCAGACCACTGGGAATTGGTATCACCAACCTTGCCTACTGGCACGCCAAGCGAAGTCTTAAGTATGGAGAGCACGACTCTTTAGCTGAAGTTAAAACTTGGATGGAACATCAATCCTACTACCTAACTGAGGCATCGGTCGAACTTGCTAAAGAACGCGGCCGTTGTGAAGGCAGTGATCGTACACGATATGGTCAAGGCACATTTCCATGGGAACTACGTGCTACAGGTGTTAATGAGCTTGCAGACTTTACTCCAGAACTTGATTGGGAAACCTTGCGTGTTAACATGAAAGAACATGGTGTACGTAATGCTACACAAATGGCAGTTGCTCCAGTTGAATCAAGTAGTGTTGTTATCAACAGTACTAATGGTATTGAAATGCCTATGAGCTTGATCAGCACAAAAGAAAGCAAAGCAGGATCATTTACACAAGTTGTTCCTGAGTATCACAAATTGAAGAACAAGTACCAACTAATGTGGGAACAAAAAAACTGCGACGGCTATTTAAAAACAGCCGCAGTTATTGCTGTCTATGTTGATCAAAGTATTAGCACTAATACATTCTACAATCCTGCACATTTTCCAGATCGTAAAGTTCCAACTACATTGATTGCTAAGAACTTGATGCAAAGTCACTACTGGGGATTGAAGACATTCTACTATAGCTTGATTAATAAAGCAGGTAGCAAAGTTTTAGTAGATGCTATTGCAGAGTCGTATGTTAATGGTCATTCTCTTAACGGTCGTAATGGCGTTATTAGCGAATTAGACCTATTCGAAGAAGACTGCGAAAGTTGTAAACTTTAAGGAATCAATATGTTAAGAGATAGAAGAGTATTATTAGAACACGATCTTAAAATTGCGCATGACAGAGCCGCAGAGATGTATTTGGATATTGTAGTAAACAACGGCGATGCTCACAGTGAAGAATATCAACAGATGCGAGATAGAATTTCTAAGTTAGAGTTTGATCTTAATATTGTGAACCAGTTAATTCACAAGGGTCATGCGTAATGTTAGAAACAATCTGCGACATAATGGTTGACGCTTATAAGCGCAATTGGATTACCAGTAGAGATGGTAATGTAAGTATTCGTCACCACGACCGTGATCACTTTTACATTACACCAAGTGGTGTGCGTAAGCAAACACTACAACCAGATCAGTTTAAGAAGATTGGCATTGAGACAGGTTATTATGATCAACCTCCTCGACCATATTATGCAATCAAAGAGTTGGACTATACTGAGATCAGTGCTAATCTAAAGCCCAGCGGCGAACTACCGTTACACTTTGGCCTACAAAAAGAAATGGGACAGCATACGGGAGAGGTTCGTGTGGTAGTACACGTTCATCCAACATATTGTATTGCAGCCATGCATGCCGGAATTGATTTGAGTACAGTCAGTTCAGCGTTTCCAGAACTTAATCGCTACACCAAAGTAGCACCTAATGTAGGTGATGTGCCTCCGATCAGTCAAGAGCTTGCGGATCAGTGCCACAAGAAGTTACAATTAGATAAAGATGGTAATATTGCTTACGACATTGTGGGCATTAAGGGCCACGGAGTAGTTGCCATTGATACAAGCCCGTGGCGTGCCTATGAACACATTGAAAGATTAGAACACATTTGCAAGATAGTACTTGCATCAGGAAAATATTAATGAGCTATATTGTAGGTTCCCTGCCACCAATCAAATGTTTTGTTAAACGTGAGTTTCTCTATAACTTTGAAAAAGGTCATGGAGAATTAGAACCTGCTATATGGGTAAGTCTTAAAGCATTACGTGGACAAGTGTTTCGCATTGAGTCGCTGTTGCCTAATTACGGAGCACTATACGATAAACTACCCATCCATGCTTATGTTTGGCAGAAAGATTATACAGGTAACTTGCCCATAGATACACTACAGCTATGGGACTGCATGGGCTATCGTTTTACTATTATTGAAAAAATAGGCTTGCGCAATTTAGGTGTGAAGTTCCTGGGCAAAGACAAGGAATGGCATCACGGAACCTATTTGTTCACTGTAGACTTTTGTGCTGATGGAATGGATGTGGACACAGGGTTTACTGAGGTTGCAGAAGAACATAAGTCGTTTAACTTTATACGATTAGAAAACGGGCAGTTTGCCTGCCAGCCCAACAACCGTTGCTTATGGTACGATCAAAGTTTAATCTCAGGTGTTACAAAGTTTCCAGACTTCCAAGCCGCACAGACTATATTCACAGTAGATGGCACACGCAAGTGGACCGCAGGTGATGATTGGTTTTATACTATTAACGAAAAAAATGAATAACAGGAAATATTAAATGAGCAAACAACAATATAATTTATACACTAAGACAGACTATCTAAATCGCAAGATGTTTCTTGACCCAGCAGGCCCAGTTACCATTCAACGATTTGAAGAAGTAAAATATAAAAAGATTGCAGACTTTGAAGCTACAGCACGAGGCTTCTTTTGGCAACCAGAAGAGATTAGTTTGACTAAAGACTCGAACGATTTCAAAGACGCCAGCGATGCAGTCAAGCATATCTTTACCAGCAACCTACTACGTCAAACAGCATTGGACAGTTTACAGGGTCGTGGCCCTACACAGGTATTCACTCCTGTTTGTAGTCTCCCTGAAGTTGAAGCCCTCATGTACAACTGGGGCTTCTTTGAAACCAACATTCATAGTAAGTCGTACAGTCACATCATCCGTAACATCTACAATGTGCCCAAGGATGTGTTTAACACTATCCACGACACTAAAGAAATTGTAGACATGGCCAGTTCAGTGGGCAACTACTATGACAAACTACACGTTATCAACTGCCGTAAAGAACTTGGCGAAGTTATACCCGAAAAGGAATATATCAAAGCAATCTGGTTAGCGTTACACGCAAGTTATGCGCTGGAAGCATTCCGCTTTATGGTGTCATTTGCAACTTCATTGGCCATGGTAGAGAATAAGATATTCATGGGCAACGGTAACATCATCAGCTTGATCCTACAAGATGAATTGCTACACAAAGGCTGGACAGCGTATTTGATCAATCAAGTAATCAAAGAAGACCCTCGCTTTGCCGAAGCTAAACAAGAATGTGAAGCAGAAGTGTACGCATTGTACATGGATGTTATCCGTGAAGAAAAAGAGTGGGCCACTTACTTGTTTAAAATGGGTCCAGTTATTGGACTTAACGCAAACATCCTACGTGACTTTGTTGACTACACAGCAGTCAGTGCATTGAAAGATATTGGCATCAAATATCAAGCCAGTGCTCCAAAGTCAACACCGATCCCTTGGTTTAACAAGCATGTAGATACCAGTAAGAAGCAGACAGCATTGCAAGAGAACGAAAGTACAAACTACGTAATTGGTATTATGAGCGAAACACTTGACTATGATGCACTGCCTGTGTTATAATCTAACAAGGAGATCATATGATAACTGTATATTCAAAAAATAACTGTCCATTTTGTGACAGAACAAAAGCTCTATTAGAAAGCAAAGAAATTCCATTCACTGTAATTAAAATGGAAGATGAACCAGGCGCCCGAGAGTTTTTAGTAGACCAGGGGCTACGTTCAGTTCCCCAAATTTTTAAAGACGGCGTTCTATTACCCGGCGGCTTCCAGGGTCTTGCAGATAAAGACGAAGAATTTTTTAACACACTCAAAGGTTAATATGTTATTAGAAAAATCAAAATTTGATGCTGGTGATATTGTAAGTTTAAAAATAATCACTGGCGATGAACTGATTGGAAAATATGTCAAAGAAGACATGACCAGTTTCACTATAGCAAGGCCGGTTATGCTGGCTATGACTAAAAACGGTCCGGCAATGGCACCAGTAATGATGACAGTTACTCCAGAAACTGACTTTACTATAAATAAAGCAGCCGTAATGCTAAGTGGAACAACAGTAAAAGAAATTGCTGAACAATACTTGTTTCAAACAACTGGTATTCAACCAGTTTCAGCAGGCAGTATAATTACCTAACCAATATGCCAGCAGTAGCCAGAGACGGAGATCCAACAACTACAGGGCATAGCTGTGACGGCTCTACTACTGTTACAGGACCAACAGGTGCAGGAGCCAGCGTCTTTGCTAACGGAATCCCAATTGAATGTGTAGGAAATCCTACAGCAGCTCATACTATAAAAAGTGGAAAACGTTGTGTTCCGCATGGTGCCGCAATTAACGCAGGTTCGGAAAATGTCTTCGTTGGCAACATCGCAGTTGCACGAGTAGGCGACTCAACTGACGGTGGCGCTATCACTGCTGGCTCGCCAGATGTGTTTGCCAATTAACTTGATTTTTTTATCAGATGAAAGCATAATGTTTATATGAACATTTATTTAGACATGGACGATGTTGTTGCTGATTGGCATGCCCACGCACAACAAGTTCTTAAACTACGATGGACCAAAGATGGTGATCGTATCCCACAGGAACAATGGAATAAAGTTAAAGACGACATGCGCTTTTATCGTAACTTGCCGTTGATGCCTGGCGCTACTGAATTAGTTAATTGGTGTAGAACACATCATGCTAAGACAGGATGTGGACTATATTTCTTAACAGCATTACCACATGATTACTCAATGCCATTTGCGGCACAAGACAAAGTGTGGTGGGCAAATTCTCACTTTCCCGGTATTCCAGTGTTCTTCGGACCATTCAGTCACGACAAATGGCGATACTGCAAGAGTCCTGAAGATATCCTAATTGACGATAGACATAGTAATTGTCGAGAATGGATCGAAGCCGGCGGGAAATCACACATTTATAAAAATTGGTCAGACTGCAAAGCCTGGCTTGACGGACAATTTCCTATACTATGAATAGTTTAGAGAAAGTTTGGGCAAGAGCAACGGGTCATTTAATGGGCCAAACAGACGAAGATCGTCCGGACACACCTATACTTACTTTAAGAGAAGCACGTATAGCATTGTTTTTAAAGACGTTTTGGGTGATCATACATGTGATAACATGCTGTTTCATTATTGCAAACACATTACATCACTGGTAATAACTAATATAACAAAAGGAGACTATTATGTCAGCAAACAAATATCAAGAGTTCACAAAAATCGTAGAGGCCATGGAGGCAGACTTTGAAAAGTTCTATGACAAGGAAGTTGGCGCTGCCGGCACCCGTGTTCGTAAACATTGCCAAGACTTGGCTAAGTTGTGCAAAGAAACTCGTAACGATGTTACCGCAGTTAAGAACGCACGTAAACCAGCAGACAAGAAATAAGTCAACAGACCCCTTGGTAAATACGTCAAGGGGTATAGTATGATTCCAGTATCTACAGTTATCAATTTAATAAAGAAATAAAAGCTATTGTAAATGTTTGAAGAAATTATTTTTACACCGCTGGATATTTCGAGATTAGATCTCGACCGACAAAAAATTATAGAATTTTGTGACAAGCGAAAATATCGAGATATGGACTGGATGCGAACAGATATTAAAAAGTATTCAGAACCTCTAAATAAAGATTTCAAAAGTCTTTTTCCAAATGCAGAACTTATTTTAAGAAGTTTGCCTTTTGAAGATTTTGATAATTCATTACATATTCATTTTTATGATCAGGTTGTAACGAATCGACCGCATCAAGATCCTAAAACAAAGTTACAAAACTCGTATGACTTGGGACCTGCATCTTACAAAAATTTTGTAATTAGGGACAAAATAGATACATTTTATCTTCTACCAAACTCAACTAATCCAGATATTATTCAATATGATAACAGACCCGTAACTTCTCTAAATCCGGTGTTTCCTTTAATGCCCGATGATACAAATTGGTTTGCTATTAATAATCATAAAGGGTATCATGGATCATTCTTAGCACCTCCGGAATATAGAAAAATTACAATGTTTTTTGCCGGACCTGTTAATCGTGATAAGCATTTTGAACTTATAAATCGTAGTATTGAAAAATACAAAGATTACATTATCTACGTTTAATAAGAACATAGGCAATCGAGGTTATAAATACTTTATATTTAGTGAGTAACAAAAATGGCATACAGCAATAAGGTGATAGATCACTATGAAAATCCCAGGAATGTCGGATCTTTTGATAAGAGTGATACTGATATTGGTACTGGTATGGTTGGCGCACCTGCTTGCGGTGACGTGATGAAATTGCAGATCAAAGTTGATCCTGCTACAGGAATTATTCAAGATGCAAAATTCAAAACATATGGATGCGGATCTGCGATTGCATCGAGTAGTCTTGTTACAGAATGGGTCAAAGGCATGCACATCGACCAAGCAGGCAGTATTAAAAACAGCGAAATCGCCGAAGAATTAGCCCTGCCGCCGGTTAAGATACATTGTTCAATTTTAGCAGAAGATGCTATCAAAGCAGCCGTAAATGATTACCGTAACCGACACAGCGTATAAAAAGATTAAGCAAACGTTAGAGCGCCGTGGCAAAGGCGTAGGCATCCGTGTTGGTGTAAGAACTACAGGTTGTAGCGGCCTTGCGTATACCTTAGAATATGTTGACGAGTACAAATATGAAGAAGGTGTTACTAACTTTGCTCAAAAAGACTTTGTAGTATTAATAGATGCTAAAAGTTTAGTTTACTTAACTGGCATAACTATGGATTGGGTCCGCGAAGGACTCAACGAAGGATTCGACTTTTCAAATCCAAACGAGCGAGATCGTTGCGGCTGCGGCGAATCTTTTAGGATATGATATGTGGTCAAGAAATCAAACTAAATTTTGGATTTCTCAATTAGAACACAGAATTGAAGATATAGAGTATTATCTTCGACGCACAGTTGAATGGTGCGAAGCCAACGATGTCTACAGTGATCGTGTTGTATTTGCCTGTGCTGTGATGACAGCTGCCTGGGTTAGCCATATGCGAGACGAACCGTTAAGCAAGCATGAGATTTTTGAAATCTTAGGCATAAAAAACTGGCAAAGCATAGAAGATGGCATTTATGAATTTAATCCAGAATATGCATATTTCGAGCATGAAGAATTGCTCGAAATGGTAGCTAACTCGTTTTAGTTGACAGAAGTTGAACAAGGCTATATACTATAGCTTGTGTTTTAACTTTTGGTGAAAATATGACAATGCATTTAGAAGGCCCGTGGCTTAGTACCACAGGCAAAAAGAAAGGTAAAGTAAAATTTGCCAGCGCAGAAGCAAAAAGGAAAAGCGAGCAATTGGATAAGGATTGGAAAGAGCTTCAAAAACGATGGGGAGTAGAAGCTGAAGAAAAGAAGCGCAAGCGAGCTTTGTGCGCTGAACCCTTAATGGGTAATTACTCGCTAAGTATTCCTGCTAACCGAACAACAACCCATATTAAAAGTTTAGGGCAGGATAATGGTGTTGCTACATTAGCACCAGCTAAGGTCTATACCGGAACTAAAGTTAAAGGTATTGCAACAATGCATAAAAGCAATGCAGTGCCAGTGTTTAGCGACGAAGAAGCTATTGACATTAGCAAAATGCGTAGATAACTCGAATCTATTCGAGATAACTACTTACTCAAGGAGAAAACTATGGAAAAAATGATACGTTTCGGTATCTTTGTTATTAGCTTCATTCTAATAGCAGGTTTGATACAAACCGTGACAGCCAGGAAATTTTCGTCTCTGGAAAACTTAGAAGCTATGGCTTCAACAGAAATTATAACAGCCAAAGATAGAGAAAGACAATTAGATTGTTTAGCCAAAAACATTTACCACGAAGCGGCATCAGAGCCGTTTGAAGGTAAAGTAGCAGTGGCACAGGTAACACTGAATCGAGCAGCGTCTGGGAAATTCCCCAGCGATGTCTGCGGTGTTGTTTACCAAAAAAATGTATTTTACGAAAAGGTAGTTTGCCAATTTAGTTGGTATTGCCTAAATGGCGGCAAAGCAATTATTAAGAACACGGCAGCATACAATGAAAGTTATGAAGTTGCTAAAAAAGTTCTATTAGAAGGATTCCGATTGGACACAATGAAGAAGGCCATGTTCTATCATGCCGACTACGTTAATCCAGGTTGGGGTAAGCCGGTAATTGGTAAAATTGGTCGTCATATTTTTTATAAGGAATAATCATGGATTTTAATGTTGAAACAGTAAGAACATTTGTGCGAGAAAAAGTCGCCCACGTATCTGCCGAAACTTTGGGTTGGTTGGCAGTAATTGTAATCCATTCAGCAACCATTCCAAGTTTATTGGCTGTGATGGCAGGGCTTACTGATAAGATGCCCAGCGCAGACATTATATTGTTAATGTGGACAGGATTGACGTTGATGTTTGTCAAAGCCGCAGTCCAAAAAGATATGCTCAATGTTATCACAATTGGCGTAGGATTTATCATCCAAAGCGTATTGATGGTTTTGATATTCTTTAAGTAACCAAATATCATTGACTAACAATGCCTCTGATAGTATAATACATACTACAGAGGCTTTTTAATTTCACACACACAGAAAGGCAAATATGAAAAACTTTGTTATTGGCGCAGTCTTTGGACTAATACTTGCTACCGTAGGTTTCTCGGGAGTTGCTCGTATGCTTGACCGAGGAGTTGACACTATTAAAACACACTCACAGGAGATGGCAAAATGAAAAAGTTTATTTTGATTCCTATCGTAGCCGCACTAACTGCCTGTTCAGGCATGAAGACCGTAGAAGAACGCAAAGCCTATGCAATACCAAATTGGTATGCTGAATGTCAGCAAAGTTCGGCTAAAGGTTGGTTCTGGTGGAAGAAAGAATTTGCCAATGCCTGCGGTGGTGGAGAAAGCGTTTATGCACAGGCTGCTGAAGAACAGATGTACGCTATTGCAATGAACAACTTTGCCAAGCGTATCAATTCAGAAGTTAACAGTGAAACTGAGATTAACTTTGTAAACGATAAAAAGTCCACAAGGACTCGAATTTCGTATGTGGTAAAAGATACTACTATCCGCGAACATCTGCGCACTGAAACTGCACATTTTACCATGGGCGGAAAACATTATACATTTGTTAGACTTGAGATGCCTAAATCTACATTTGATCAACTTATTGCAGAATCTAAAGCGAGAAAGCAATGAAATGGCTAATTGTTCTTGCAGTTGTAATTACAGCCGCAGGTTGTAACTCACCTCCTAAAAAAGTAGCAGGACAATTTTGTCATACAAAGAAGATTGTAGAAGTAGATAACGGCAGCGATGTTTCAAGCAAAACTACTGTTATCTGCTCCGACGATCCAGTTGATCGTATCGTTATGGCACGAACTGGGATCTCGTCAGATTGCGGAGAATTTAGATACCTTACTAATTTAAGGGGACAAACAGTTGAAAGACGTACTTATGCGTGTAAAAAATGGGATGGTACTTGGGAAATTGTGCCTGCTGTTGTTCCTTAATCCTGTGTATGCACAAAGCCCTGCGTTTGAATCACAAACTGTAGGCATTGCATGGGTAATGAACAAATGGTTTGGCAATTCATTATCTAAGCAAGATTTAGATAATCATAAACAAGCCGTTAATCATGCGCTAAATAATCTTGACAACGGCGAAACTGTCACATGGCGCAGTATAATCGACGATGCAGATGGACAAGTAAGAATTGTTTATACGTGGCCAGCCAGTGGCACAGTATGTAGAAGAATTTATAGTTTTATACGTATAAATGATAAAGCTAATAGCTATCAAGACACTGCATGTCTTAATACTAATAGAAGGACTTGGACTTTTGTTGATAAATATTAGAATAACATAGGAAGCTAAAAAATGGCCTCAGGATTTCAACAAGACACAAACCAACTATCACCAGATTTCTATCGTGTGATAATCACAATGAGCGGCGGCACTGCTACATGGACAGCGGCGGCCCCTGCCAATGGCGCAGTAAACCCCTACAATTGGGATAGCTACGCTACAGTACCTTCATCTGAAGTAAATGCATTACGATTAAGTCGTGGTAATATGCGCTGGCAATCAATTCTCGAAGAGTTATCTAAGCACAGTGATGCCCAAATCATTGATGTGGAAGTAACAAGCCCAGGTGCAACAGATGCAAACAACTTGCCTACATCCATTGCTTTCACTGTGAAATATGACAGAGATGATTTTGTATTAGGTGCAGTTCAAAAAGTTGCTACAACATTTGCACCTACTACAGGTGCCGCTGTTACAATTGACACTACAGCAAAAGCAATACGTTATCTTGTAGTACAAGGTATTCAACGTGGCGGCACTTCGGGCTATACACGTAAATGGAATACATATGACACTGTAGGAACAGCAGGTGTAATATCATCGATCACAATTCAACGTCCTGATACCGATGGCGATGTATATGATGATGTTGCTATTCAAGTTGTAGACGGAACGGAAATAGTTTCTACTGTTTAATTAATGATACTGGCGTCTTTATTACTCCTTACTGGCCTCGTCATCTCTGGCGTGGCCATCTATTATAGTGTTATTGGATTGGCTGCTATTTTTGCAGCCGCAACCATCCCTATCTATATTATGGGAGGTAGCTTAGAAATAGCAAAATTAGTATGCGCTTCTTGGCTCAAAGCCAATTGGGAACGAGCTCCTAACTTTATACGCGGTTACATGTTGGTTGCAATTATTGTATTGATGTTTATAACCAGCATGGGTATCTTTGGATTCTTAAGTAAGGCCCACACTGATCAAACTTTAGTGTCAGGGGACGTAACAAGTAAGATAGCAATCTATGATGAAAAAATTAAAACAGCCAAAGAAAATATTGAAGCCAACCGCAAGCAACTTAAACAAATGGATGAGGCGGTTGACCAAGTCATGGGTCGCAGTCAAGATGAAAAAGGTGCCGACAAAGCGGTTTCAATACGCAAAGCTCAGTCTCGTGATCGCAGTGCGTTGGCCAAAGACATTGAAGCCAACCAGAAGCTTATTGCTACTCTTAATGATGAAGCCGCACCTATTCGAGCAGAAGTACGTAAAGTAGAAGCTGAAGTAGGACCAATCAAATACATCGCGGCATTTGTCTACGGTAACAACCCAGATGCTAATCTTCTTGAAAAAGCCGTTACATGGGTAATTATTTTAATTGTGGTTGTGTTTGATCCTTTGGCAGTTATCATGCTATTGGCAGCTCAAATGACGTTTGGCTGGTTAAAAGAAGAAAAACTAAAAGTAGTACCAGTGCCAACTTACGAACCAGACGAAGGGCCGTTAACTGACGATCAAGTTGAACAGATCAAAGAAACTGTTTTACCAAAAGAATCTTTATTAGATAAACACCCTTACTTAAATCAACCATTTGCTCATTTTAAAAATTTAGATCCGATAGTTGCAAAACCTGACACACCAATTGAAACTCCATCACCGAATATCGCTGTCACTGCCGTAGTAGAATTTGTTCCTGCTACACCCAAGGTTGAAGAAACTGAACCTACTACTGTTGATACTATAGATCTTACAGTAAACTCATCGACTTATCAAATTCTTCCCGAACTTACAGAAGATCTAAAAAAAAAGACAACTTACATGATCAAGGAAGAGGGACAGCAGAAGCTCAAAGAGAAGAAAAACTAAACTATATTCAAAATGCCGAACAAGGTGAAACAACACTTTGGCAACGCATAATGAAAAAAGATCAAATGCGTTCTTCGGATAGACTATATAAAGAGTACAGTGAACACGAATTTAAAAATATTGTAGTTGATCAAACACAAGAGCCCGAGTTAGCTGAATTTGTAAAACGAATTCAAGAAAAAGGTCCTAAGTTTAGCATCTACAGTATTGATCAATTAGACCATTTTGCACAAAGAATTTATGAACTTAGGAAAAATTAATCTTATCACTCCACCGGATACATTGTTTAATTTAAACCCTGGATATCTGTTAGTAAAACCCAGCACTAAAGTAAAAATGCAATTTCAGACTTTGCTTAGTGCTTGTCCTGATGATATAAATGTATATGTATATGACACAGATGAAGTAGATATTGCTTGGATGCTTAATGCAGCCAATAACTCGGACTTTGTTATTATCGATATTGACAACTGCGATGAGATAACTAAAAATTTTGTTAGTTTTATATTAGCACAACCAAATGCATACTATATGACCAATGATGAGCTAACGCCCTGGAATCTAATTAGTAGAAACAGGATATTTAATCTTGATTGGATTTTAGAAGCATTTAAAGACGAAGAAGAACCAGAAGAGGATGAAGATGAAGGACAATAACGCAATTAGATTATACGGGTCAACCGTATTTCTTAGAGATGGTGACGATGTTAATCGTGCCCTACGTAAATTCAAAAATAAAATTGAGGACAGTAATAAACTCAAGGATTTACAAAAGAAAGAGTTTTACGAGAAACCCACAACAGCTCGAAAGCGCAAAGCAGCCGCAGCCAAAAGTCGTTGGGCTAAAAAGCTCAGAGAACAAGAACTACCTAAAAAAATGTATTGACATACGATCTGTATTATGCTATAATGTTAGTTCTTAATAAAGAAAGAATATAATGGCAAATACAGATATTATGATCGACTTAGAAACTTTGGCAACATCCCCAGATGCTGCCATTCTTACAATTGGCGCTGTTAAGTTTGATCCGTTCGGTGATGACGTTAATGATCCAAAATATACAAAGTTCTATACAAGAGTTGATTTAGATAGTTGCGACAAAATAGGCTTAGTCACCAACGACGATACAATTGCTTGGTGGGCTAATCAAAGCAAAGAAGCCCAAGATGAAGCATTTGGAGAGACTGATAGAGTTGATATAGTAGACGCTATGCATCAACTCTATAAATTCTGTTGGGGAGCCAAACGAGTTTGGAGCCACGGTGCAACATTTGATATTGTTATTTGTGAGCATATTTTTCGTAAAATCGGCAAAGCAATTCCGTGGAGTTTTTGGGAAGTTCGTGATACCCGTACACTATTTGATATTGGTATTAATCCCAACAGGCCTCCCGTACTAAAACACCATGCTCTTGAAGATGCGTGGAATCAAGCAGTAGGAGTGCAGAATGTGTTTAAAACACTACAAGGCACTACAAAATTTGACGGTACATTAATCACACCGTTAAGTGGAAAAAGATAAATAAATTTGTAGAGCGCCGTAAGGGCCTACAAATTCTTGCTTAACTAAGGAGAAACTATTATGAGCAAAGTCATCGGTATCGATCTCGGTACAACAAATTCGTGTGTAGCCATTATTGAAAATGGCGTTACTAAAGTTATTGAAAATAGCGAAGGCGCACGTACAACACCCTCAATCATTGCATATACAGATAAAGAAGTTCTTGTAGGTGCAACAGCAAAACGACAAGCAGTCACTAACCCAAAAAACACAATTTACGCATCAAAGCGTTTAATTGGTCGTAAATTCAAAGAAGAAGCTGTACAGAAAGATATTGGCCTAATGCCATACACTATTATAGAAGCTGAAAACGGCGATGCATGGGTTAAGGTTAATGATAAAGAATTAGCACCGCCACAAATCTCAGCGGAAGTTTTACGTAAAATGAAACAGACTGCAGAAGACTATCTCGGTTATGCAGTAACTGAAGCAGTTATTACTGTTCCTGCATACTTTAATGATAGCCAGAGACAGGCAACAAAAGATGCTGGTAAGATTGCCGGCCTTGATGTATTACGTATTATCAACGAGCCAACCGCAGCCGCACTTGCCTATGGTGTTGATAAACAAGAAAAAACAGACTGTAAGATTGCAGTTTATGATCTTGGTGGCGGAACATTTGATATTTCTATTATTGAAATTTCAGAAGTTGAAGGCGACAAACAAATTGAAGTAATGTCTACCAATGGTGATACATTCCTTGGCGGAGAAGACTTTGACCAACGTATTATGGATTACATTGTTGACGAGTTCAAGAAAGAACAAGGCATTGACTTAACTAAGGATATGTTGGCTTTACAGCGTTTGAAAGAAGCCGCTGAAAAAGCCAAGATTGAATTATCAAGTACACAAAGCACATCAGTGAATTTACCATATATCACAGCTGACGCCACAGGGCCTAAGCACTTAAATGTTACCATTAGCCGATCTAAATTTGAAAGTTTAGTAGATGCATTGATTCAGAGATCTTTGGCCCCATGCCGTACAGCATTAGCAGACGCAGGCTTACAAGCATCTGACATCAGTGATGTTATTCTTGTTGGTGGTATGACACGTATGCCTAAGGTACAAGAAGCTGTTGAAAAGCTATTTGGCAAGGCTCCACGCAAAGACGTTAACCCAGACGAAGCTGTGGCAGCAGGTGCGGCAATTCAGGGCGCAGTATTAAAAGGCGATCGTAATGATGTATTGCTATTAGATGTTACTCCGTTAAGTCTTGGTATTGAAACCCAAGGTGGTGTGATGGCAAAACTAATTGCTAAAAACTCTACTATTCCGACTAAGACAAGCCAGAATTTTACAACTGCTGAAGATAATCAACAGGCTGTTACTATTAGATGCTTCCAAGGCGAGAGAGAATTTACTCAACATAACAAACTATTAGGTGAGTTTAATCTTGAGGGTATTCCAACACCGAGTCGCAGAGGACAGCCTCAAGTTGAAGTAACACTTGATATTGATGCTAATGGTATCATGCATGTATCTGCTAAAGATCAACTAACTGGTAAAGAAAACAAGATTACCATCCAAGGTAACAGCGGCCTTACACCAGAAGAGATTGAACGCATGGTACAAGACGCTGAAGCAAACGCAGAAGCAGATCAAAAACTGCGAGAAATTGTTACAGAACGTAATCAAGCCGAAGGTCTAATGAATAGCTTGAGCACCGATCTTAAAGAAGTTGACGAGAGTGAGGAATTTAAAGATAAAATTACTCAGGAAGACAGAGATACTTTTAACCAGCACATGGCTGCACTTGATCAGGCCAAGCAAGGAGAAGATGTCGAAGCAATGCAAACAGCAGCCAAGGCATTAGTTGAGGCTGCCTCTCCTATTATGAAAGTGCGTGGTGATTTAGAAACTCATCGTGCAGAATCGGTTGCGAAGAAAGAAACTCCCCCTACTGAAGAAGAATTTAAAGAACAAACAAACGCACAGTTTGAAGAAATCTTTAAAGATAGAAAGTAAAATAGTAATTTAAATGTGGGGTGCCTTCGGGGCCCCACGCAGTTCTTGCTTATTAAGGAGAAATAAAATGACACAATTAAGAACCATTGATGCGGCAGCTCTTGCCCATTTAAGTAGAGCATTGATTGGATTTGATCGTATTTTCAATAACATTGAATCAAAAGGAATTGGTAACAACATCAATTACCCTCCGTTCAATATACTCAAATTTGACGATACACACTACGAAATTGAAATCGCAGTTGCAGGATTTGACAAACCTGATATATCAGTCGAAGTTGACCAGGATCAGTTAATTATTAAGGGTTATAAGCCTGAAATAGAAAACAGTGATGCTCAATACATACATCGAGGACTCGCCGCCAGAAACTTTGAAAGAGCCTTTACTATTCCACAGTATATGGAAGTGGGCGATGTATTGTTGACTAACGGAATCCTTCATGTTAAACTTACACTTATAATTCCCGACGCTCTTAAGCCTCGAAGAATTGAAGTAAAATAAATGTAAATAATACGGGAGGAGGCAACTTCTCCCTTTTTAAAGAGAGTATAACTATGCCTACATCTGAAATTCAAATTGACGATAAAATCAAACAAAAGATTCAAGAACCCAAACGTTGGAAAGTAGTTCTCATCAACGACGATACTACTCCTATGGATTTTGTAGTTGGAATCTTAACCGATATTTTTAAGCACACTCAAGAAACAGCTAAAGATATTACAATACAGATACATAGTACTGGTAGTGGAATTGCTGGAGTTTACAGTTTCGAAATTGCAGAAGTGAAGGCAGTCGAAGCAACCCAGCTTGCCCGAGCAAATGGTTTTCCACTCCAAATTAAAATGGAAGAAGAATGAGCTTACGAGACATCACACACGATCTACATCAAAAAGCAGAAGAAACTTTATTTGCTAAAAAGTTAGTTGGCGG